ATTTTTGGATCTACCTACATAAAGTGATGAATAAGATCCATAGTTCATTGTAGGAAGGTTACTTCTTACATAAGTGTCATTGATACATTGAGCATGGTAATAAAAACTTGGCGGTTGTATTACCTGAATGTATCCATTCATACTATTCATTTTTTATTCCTCCTCTCATTGTATTGAGATTATATTGATACAAAATTTACAAATAATTTGAAATAATTTACTCCGTCTGCATAACTTTCTGTTCTAACTCTCATATAGAATGAAGTAGTATCATATTTATTCATTACTAGTTGACCAAATGATAATACTGTTTCTGGAACAAATGGTACTTCGGTTTTACTGAATTCTATATATTGATCAGTTATACCGTTTCCTAATTGGGATGTTATTTCTATATTACTAACAGGTCCTGGATTATTATTTCTAATAAAAATCTCTACTATATCTGTAGTATTTCCTGCTAATAATGTACCAAAATCTAGTAATGACAATTCTACTCCTTTATCGGTTGAATAGAAATTGCCATTTGGAAGCGTAAACATCATATTTTTATATTCGCCCGTAAAGACATAATCATATGTGGTTACCCCGCCTAGATTATCTCTACATTCTATACGTAATGTGTTATTTGTATTTACTTCAATATCGCCAGAATCCCATTCATATGAAATATCAGATGGTGGTGCACTTAATGTAGTCCAAGGAACTACTATTTTACTTATTACTCTATTATTAATCATAGTTAATCTATATTGAACAGTATCTCCGGCATCGGCATCAGTTATAGTAGCATGTACCTTAAAATTATCGCTATCTAAATTTATAATTGCCAATTGTGGATAATTATCTATTATAGTTACAGCATTCGGTATTAATAATGAATTGGTTTTAACATCCTGTGTCTCAACTTCTATAGTTAAATTATTAAGACCAATAGATAATAAAGAAGTTGTAAGATTGCCTGTTATTGGTAAGAATGGGTCTTGATACGCAGACCAGTTTGCTACTATAGCACCGTTACCTGCTACAACTCTAAATCTTATTTTTACATCATAATTATACTGAACAGATGCATTTAAAATTATAACGTCATTATGTGTTGTACTTGGAGTTATAGTCACATTGCTTATTTCAGGCAAATATGCTGCATCGTCTGTATAAAAATAAATTATATCTGTAGGTTGTAATAAATTCTTTAATATTATAGGGTTTACTAGATTTGCTTTTATTTTTGGAATTGCATCATCTACATACTCTATAGAACTCACCGGATAATTAATATTGTCCATAGTTTCAGATTCGGAGTATGTACCTACACTTGTGACATTGTATAATACATATGATATAGGGTTCGTAAGTAAAGAAGTATTAAACCCAGCATCTATAAAATTCTGATAAGTTAAAGGTAAACTATAATTAGTATTAGCTAATCTGTTACTACTATCAACGGTTTTAATTGTATTGCTAGCTGTCACTATAAAATATTTATAGATTGACATATTTATTCACCTCCTATCTTACAACCCATTTAAATTCCTTATTTATATTCTTATTTAAATCTGTTTTACTAGTTTCGAATACTTCTCCATTTTTCAAGATTCTAAATTCACCATTAAGATAAGTATCACTTACAATTTTATAAGTCATATATACATTCCCATCCATAGGAATGTGGAGCTTAAAAGTAATACTAAAATTGACATCCTTAATCTTAATTTTATTCTTATACCCTACACTATATTCTATTATTCTATCCGTAGATTGTCCTGAAGCAGGATTAAATATATTCTCTGCAGTTCTATACATAATTATATCATTATATATATTTTCTTCTTGCGAAGTAAACTTATATTCTGTATCAGTATTAATATCATAATACGATATCTCGATATTTCTATTTAATATATGGAATACTCCATCATTTACTGTAAAATTAAAAAAGTATCCTTGACCTATAATTCCAAATTTCTCTAAGATATCTTTTTTAATTTCTTTAAAATCTTTTCTGATATATCCTAATGGAGTACGTACAAATTCATGTAAATTCTCTCCATTATTATATTCAGCTAACCATATAAACTGTTCTGATTTAATTGGACTTTGAAAATTAATATTGTTCATTTTTAAACACTCCTTATTCATTGTATTGAATATTAAATATAATAAAGACAAACTCTATTCAAAAGAGTTTGTCTTATATAAATTATCTATTAGCTACCATAAGAATATACAACTCTTAATAAATAGTTGTGTTTACCAGCAGTAGCATTTAAAGATGGATGTGCATAAGCCGATAAATGTGCTAAATTTGCAGCAGAAGCTACAGGATCGCCATTGTTTGCCGCACCGCTAATATCAGCTAACGAGAACGATACTTCGTCCCAAGTAACACCGCCATCAGATGTGCTTGCTCCTATACCTTGATAATTTGCAGGTGGGTCACTAAAGAGTTTTACTTTAACCCATTGCTCTTGAACTAATTGCTCATCCATTGTTCCTACGTTACCGCCAACAACGTCATTCGACTTTGTTGTTATAACAACATTCTTCATATCAAATACTGCAGTACCTGCAGCAATTGCATTTGTGAAGTTGTTTGCAATATAAAATTCAACTTCATCAGAGTCTGTATCTGCTAATACGCTTCCGTCAACTACACCATTATTGAACTGCATCTTTGGTAATACGGATAGATCGTAAGCTAACCAACTAACTATAGGATTGTTCATATAATTATTCCTCCTTTTTAAAGTTTAGACTTTTGTTTAAATGTCTATTATTTATTAGTTAACACTTTTTGATATCACTTTATAACTAATTAGCTAATAATAATACCTCGATATTTATACCTTTTAACATTCTGCTAAACTGTGATGCGGTTACCATAAGATAGTCTGTTTCGTTTATATAACGATCTGCTATAATAAACGCATCCGCTATTCTATATCCATTTCTAAATGTTATTGGTGATGAAGGGTGAATAATACTAGTCCAGTTGGTAGAACCTGCATAATAATCTGCCGAACTCATTTTTACAACATCAAATACCGTATCTGCATCTCCCGCTTCTATTGCAAACGCACTTATAGTTTCTATATAAGCATCAAAAGGTACTTGAATTATTATATTTTGACTACCTGTAGACATTACCTCTCCGATTATAAAAGGCATTGTTTTTCTCCTTAACTTATCATAAATAGCAGAATCAATCAATACACTTTCTTTCCAATCAGAATTGGTAATACCATCTTTTAAATAAAAGAATTTATCTACATCTTGAACATATACTGTCATTCCTATACGTCGACGTTCCATACTTATATTATCTCTTGCCAATGTATTAACTACTTCTCTATGACCACCTAATCCATATGTAGAATCATGTGTAGCATAAACGTCTGTAGTATCTGTAGGAGTTATAGAACCTGTTACTCTAACCCCATTAGTTATAACTGACATATAAATTCCTCCTTTCTACTAACTTACAATAATATTTATAGAAGCCCCTAGTACATTGCTGCTTCTATGAACATTGTAATTTGTCGTAATACCTAACGCATTAGTTACAGGTACAACGGTTGGTGCTTCAAATGGTATATTTAAACCAGTAGAGGAATCTTTAAATGTTGATGCCGTACCTAACGATGATGCATAACATATATATTTATAACCTCCAGAACCTAGTGCATACGTTCCGGTAAATCCACCATTTAATTCACTACCTGCTAATGCTTTAATATCAGCTTCGGTTAAAGAAGATAATATACTTGCACCAAAGTATCTTCGCCATTGCCAATTTATATTAACGGTTCTATTAAATAATACATTTTGTGTATTCATACCTTCAATTTTAAATTGATGTGTAGCAGCAACGGTCTTCTTTAATAAAGGCAATACTACCGAAGTTGACCCGTTATTGGCAATATTATCTGCTAATAATATATTACCTCCTGTAACATCCATTATATCAATTGTATTTGCTATAATATTACTAGAATTGATAGTACCCCAGTTAAATGTAGGATTTGTTATACCGTCTCCTACTTCTATAGCATTATTAGCTACACCACTTATAGTAAATGTAGAAAATGTAGGCGATAGATATGGATATAATAATGTATCTAATAAATCCTTTAAAGGCATATTATTGAATGTCATACCTGCAGTTACCCCTCCTAATGTAGCTGGAACAGGGGTAGGATTGGTATATTTAAAGTCAGGATTTAGTGTATAATATTCACCATCGTTAGCCAAAAACTTAGAGCCATCTCCAGTATTTTCAAGCATCTCTAATAAATCTATAGTTACATCATGCCATTGATTACCTTTTTTAAATCTTAATTTTTTTGTAGCAGTATTATATGTCAAATCTTCTATAAAATATCCACTACCTGCTAATCCAAATTTATTTGTTATATATCTTTTAATAGCTTCACCAGTAACTGGAACATTAAAGGTATCCGTATCATTAAGATCATTTAGAGCAGGTTCTATAACCTTTTTCCATGCAACTCCATTCCATACATAACCTTCATATGATGACCTTATAATATAGGTCTTACCAGTTATAGGTCCTAGCGGTAAATCATCTACAACCACTAAACCTTCAGTATATGGTATATCGCCTTTAAATACTTCTCCAGTATCTTCAAGATAGTATAATGTATTTTCATACTTCTCGGAACCTTCATATATAAGGGCACTCGTAACGACCCATTTAACAACTTCCATAATTAATCCTCCTTTTTTTAGTTTATTACTATATAGTTAAGACGGGCTATTTCTAAAAGATAGGTAATGATTATATTATTATACTGTAGCTACATGGTTTAAATTCCTAAACATATAGGTAATTAATTATATATCAGATAAGCGATATAAGAAAGGAAGTGTTTACCTATGATAGAAAATAGTAATGTCATTACAAGAAAAGTATATTATCAAATGAGTACTGCAAATAAAAGCTTTTTAGACATCCATCATTTTCTGCAAGCTAAAGGTATAAAAAACAATAGATTCTTTCTAGTTCTATTAGACCCGGATTTAGCTGGAGTAGACCCTCACGATCCAAGATTAAATACATATATGAAAGGAAAAATCTTACGTGAAGTAATACTTAACTATTGGTATTTCTTAAGAGAAGTAGTAAGAATACCTGAACAAGGTGGTCAGGCTGGTTCCGGTGCAAGATATAAACTTCATAGAGGAAATCTAGCATTAAATTTTGGATTTACTCTAAATTGGAACATGTTTCTAGAACTAAGCCGTCAGCACTTTAAAACAGTTTCTGCTTTATGTAGATTATTATATGAATTTAACTTTGGAACTACATCTTCAGAAATGATGTTTATAAATAAGAAACATGAAGACTCGAAGATGAACTTGGCAAGATTAAAAGATCTTAGATCTGCATTACCTGCATATCTAAGAATGGATGAATCGTTTGACCGAGAAGGTAAGAAACTTAAAGCGTCAAATACTGTTGAAACTTTACAACATCCTACAAACGGTAATAAAGTAAAAACATTACCAGCAGCTAGAAATAAAGTTGCAGCAAACTCCCTAGGTAGAGGATGTACCCAGCCTAGACAATGGTATGACGAGTATGCCTTCATACCTCATGTTGGAATAGTATACTTATCAGCTACACCTGCGTTTAGAACAGCATCTCTTAATGCTAAACGTAATGGAGCTCCATATGGTATATTAATAACTACAACACCAGGAGATTTAACGACTGAAGAAGGAATGGATGCATTCCAAACTAAAGAAATGGCTACTCCATTTAATGAATTATTCTATGATATGTCTAAACAACAATTAGATGAATTAATTTCTAAGAATGAATCTTCTTCATTCGTATATATTAGATTTACTTATCAGCAATTAGGTTCTGATGAACAATGGTTTAGAGATTCTGTAATTCTGATGAAGAAAGACTGGTCTGCAATACGAAGAGAAATACTTCTTGAGTGGTCCAAAGCATCTGATAACTCACCGTTTACTAAAGAAGATTTAAATATAGTAAAGGGTCTTATTAAACAACCTATAAGAACCATAATGATTTGTAATTACTATCAATTTAATATATATGAAGAACTTAACTTAAGATATCCACCGTTAATTGGTGTCGACGTATCTGGTGGTTTCCGGCGAGACTCATCTGCTATAACTGTTGTAGACTCTAAATCTACACGAGTCGCAGCTGATATGAACTGTAACTATATAAGTACAGTAGATCTCACCCGGGTTATATATGAACTGGTTACTAAGTATATGAACAATGCTATAGTAAATATAGAGCGTAACGGGGGTTTCGGTGCGTCGGTTCTTTCTAAATTAATTACTACTAGTATTAAACGTAATCTGTTCTATGAAATAAAAGATAGAGTTATAGAAGAACGTTCTATGGGAACTCAAATATATAAGAAAACACAAAAGACTAAAGTATATGGTCTAGATTCTACTAAGAATACGAGAGAATTATTAATGCAAATATTAAGAGAAAGAATGTTGTACCATAAAGACAAATTCATATCTCCTATAATATTTAGTGAATTAGAAACCTTAGAAGTTAAAAAGAATGGTAGAATAGAACACTCAGTAAATGGACACGATGACCAGTTATTCTCATACCTAATGGCATTGTATATTTGGTATGAAGGAAAAGAATTAATGGAGCGTTGGGGGTTAGAGAAATGTACTATTAAATCTGACCAAGATGCTGAAGAAGGAATATTCACATTAGAAGAGAAGTATGCTAATATAATTGAACAGATAGAAGAGTTAGACGATAACGAAGCCGTACAACTTCAAGAGCAGTTAAATATATTAGCTGAATCTAATAAGATATTAACTCATGAGCAATGGATGCAACAACAATATAATCAAGACCAAGCTGCAATGGATAAGTTATTACAAACTAAGCTTGGTAGGATGGCTTATGCACAGCAATTCCATGCTGAACCTGCTAACGTAAGTAGTGGTTTATATAAAATACCAGATGATGTTTATACAAGTTTTTATGATTAATTAAAAAAGACTAATATAGGGCTACCCCCTATATTAGTTTTTACCCCCTATATAACAATAGAATAATTATAAAATAGATGGAGGGTTTAAAAATGAGTGGGTTTATAGCAAGCAATACGTACAATATATGTGCGGAAAACGAAATATCAATTATACTATCACATTTTAATTCAGAGTTTATATTTGATGTGATAAAGGATAATATAAACAAAAGATTTCAATATTGTCAATTAAATATGACAAATATTCCAGCATCATTTGAGCAGCATTTTAAACAATTGCAAGCTACATTTACTGGAGATATAGATTCAATAGAAGATACACGAATAGATACTTATAAGCAAATTATAAATATCTTATGTACTGAATCGGGATTACAATTTAACGAGTATGCAGTAACTGATTATTATTCTGCAGCTTTTTATTTATACAATTTTTTAGTGTCAAATTTTGTCAATAATTTAGTTAGTTTCTTTGCTAATTATATTATTAAAGAGAAGAATAACCTATACGAATCATTAGGTTTAGTAAACTTCAAAAAGAATAAAGACAGTAGTACACTATATGCTAAAAGAATATACAAGAATACTAAGTTAGCAATAATAAATGCTAATTTAGACTATGTAATTGATAATATATGTGTATTTGATATACCATTTGAGTTATTATTAAATACAATATATCAAGATAAAAATGCAGTAAAATACTTATCATCAATGGTAACACCATTATATGATTTCTTTAAAACTACATATGTAAGTTTAGTACAAAGCGGTCTTAGATGTATTCTATTAACTAATATTAGAATGGAGATACAAAGACTATCAGTATCTGAAGAAATAAGTATTACAAATGGGGGAGTTTAATAATGGAACTACACCACGATAAAATATTAATTACTGATTTACCTGAAGATATTCGTGATGAAATAATGAAAGGTGAAAAAGTAGGATTTTCTCTAAGATCCTTATGTAAAGAAAATAATAGCATAAAACCAATTTCATATGAAATGGTTAATATAAATAATAATGCTAGGAGGAATTATCAAATGACAGAAGATTTAAAAGGGCAAATATCAGATGAACAATTAGACGAGGTAATAGATAT